CCCGGCATAATACTCGCTGCCAGAATGTCACCGTCTATACCTATAGAGCATTCATGCCCTGCCTGTTTCAAAGAAGCAGACAGGTACATGATGCCCAAAGGTTCAATCGTTGTCGGTATGGTGACGAAGGAAACCTTCATATCAACCTTTCTTACGTTACCACTATCGCCGGAACTCTCATGGAAACGTCAGCGCCCATACAGATATTGTCCACACATCTTGCAATGTTCGGGTCAATAATACCCGTGTAACCTGCGTAGTTCGTAAGGGTTGCGCCATTCATGAAGCGGTTGCCAACCAAATACAAGATACCAGTAGAACTATTGGCTTCGTCGTCAACGCACAAACCTGTTCCAGTTGTGCTAATAACATTGTCTTTAATCAACGTCTGATAAGATGATGTAGTTCCTGTTACGGTCGCGATTCCAAGACCAGCCGAACCGTGCATGAAGTTTCCTTCAATGACCGTTCCAGCAGTATCGCCTGTTCCAAAAGCGATATAACCAGTTGCAAACGTTCCAAATATATCGCAGTTCTTTACTTTCAGGAACGGGCTTGCCGTCGCTCGAATGGCGTAAGTAACCGTACCGGCCACACCGTCAAAGGTACATCCGATAAACTGGCAACCACTTGAAGTCGATGCCAAGTCAACGATAGGAGTAGCCGTGGCTACGCCCTTGAACCAGACATTATAGAATCTCGTTCCATAATTCCCTGTATTCACAGGCGCATGATTCCCTGAGATTCCCGGTTTTGTGTTGGCATCGTAAGAACCAAGACCTACAACGTCACACTTATTAGGGAATGCCGTAAGGGTTGCGGTTTCTGTGTCAGCGTAGTAATAAATGGTATTACGCTTTGCCCAACGTCCGCGCCTGTCCATATCAATGTTGGAAACCGAAATGGCTTTAGCAAGTGTCTTAAACGGATAGTCAATCGACAGTCCATCGTAAGCATCATTGCCTGCATTGTTCTCAACATAGTAAACCGTACCACCTAATGCACCACGGGCTTCAACGCCCATTCCAAGATTGTCAATATAGTTGACGAGGCTTGCATCCAAATTTCTTTTTTTAATCATTTTTCTTCTCCTTTAGTTTGCCCTAGCAATTTTGCTAGATACTTCTGTTAAATGAATCTAAATACTCTGCCGCTTGCCTAAGAAGGGTTGGTTTGTCAAGAAAATTACCTAGCCCTTGATTGCAGTTTTCGCATAATAATGCTCTTACTTTCCCGGTTGCATGGTCGTGATCTACCGCAAAATTTTTAATTGTCTTGCCGTTGATTCCCGGTTTATCAGACCCACAAATCGCACAGCTACCGTTTTGAGAATGCAACATTATGCGATAGTCTTCGCGAGTAATACCAAATTTTCTTTTAAGGTGTTGATGATGCCGTTTTTGCTGAATTACCGGATCATCTTTCTGCGCCCTTCTTCTTTCATTCCACTCATCTTTAATAAGAGGATAGTGTTTTTGTTGATTTTCCTTTTGGCATGCCCTGCATTCATGCCTGTGCAAATCCTTGTTTCCAAAGTGGAGATTGAAATCTTCTAGTGTTTTTTCAATACCGCATTGCCGACACACTTTTCCCACCGTCTTATCAATTGCGTAAATTTTTGTTTTGTTTTTTAAGGCCCGCTCTTTTGTATATTTTAACCGACAAATTCTGCACTCACTACTCATTAAATCAGCTTTGGTTGCGTGAAACACAAAATCCTTTAATGGCAATTCTTTTTTACAAATGCGGCAAACCTTAGTCTCAATCGGATGATTTTCTAAATATAAAGAATGTGCTGTTTTTTTTTCTTCATAATGTAATTTAGTACGTTCTTTAGCGAGGCGATGGGAACAAACTTTACAAGTGTTAATTTTTTTTGGTGTTTTAATATTCTTCCCCGTCGCGTCATTAAAATAATCCACACTTTTTTCAATCCCACATTTAATGCAAATTTTGGTAGCCATGATGACCCTCCCCTTTTTATTGGAAGGGTATCATGGTTTCCTTGTTATGTAAAGCAATTTCTTTATTAAGTTGTCAAAGAACGTAACTATTTTATTTCTTTGGTGAAATTAAAATAAGCTAGGCTCACAAAGATCTTTGAGAAGTGTCAAGCAGTTCCTTCTCTCACACCCCAGCTGGGTGTATACTCTCAAATAGGCTTCGTATTCATCATACTGAGCCCTCTGATGCAACTGGCTGCCGTCCAGATTACCCCAACCAAGAGGAGTCAGTTCATACTTCTGGATGATTCCATTCGGTTCAAAGTAAATCTTATTTGGTTGCTGCATCGGGTCAACGATGATTTCGATAGAACCATCACCACCACTGAAGGTCAGGGTTTCATAGCCACCCTTCAACACAGTAGGAGCGAACCGGACATCAGGCATTAGCAGGTTAGCGTACTTGCGGCGCTGACCAAGACCCATACGGATAATGTCCGGCTTCATACCTGATACCTGTCTGGTTACATCCACAGCGTTCAGCATTAAATCAATGGACAGTTCCCGATTGACACTGGAATTGGAAAGAATATTCGCTTTCCATTTCGGATAGGTAGCTACGGTGATTCCTTCAAAGGAAGCCAATGCCGTCCCATCATCATAGATGCCTTCCAGCCCGGTGATTTCCGTAGTCGTGTCGGTAGATGCCCAAGCCAAATCTCTTGCGCCTGTCTTAATCGCCATAACGCCAGCAGTTACGGACAATGCGCTCGTATTCACGTTTGCCGAAGCATACGGGTGATTGGTCAGGTAAGAAGCTGACGGCGCCTCAAAGACAGCCACGTTGGTTGCCGGATTGATTGAAAGAACTCTGGAACCTGCCATACACGTTCCGGTGTTTTCAAAGTTGGACGTCCCTGCGGACACGTAGAAGTCGCACATCATACCCTCTTGGAAGTATTTAACTCCGATGTCATTGTCAAACGTACCGCACCAAGTCGCGTTTCCGGGATAAGTCGTAGCCGCGGACAGTCTTGCCAACTGACCGAATCCGTCCCAATGGCACTGACGGTTCAGGTCAACAACAAGGGACTGATAAATATCTTCAATTTCATCTGCAAGGCCATCAACAAAAGCAGCTGCATTCCCTTTGGCGATTTCAATGGCAGGGCCGGTAATCCGAATTGAACCGTAGTTGAATTTCGGAACAATCGTACCCTGATCTTTCTTCCCGGTCAGCGGGTCAGGCAGTTTAGAGGATTCGCCTCTTGCACCAGTACCTTGGGCGCGAGCATAACGAATGGCAAAGACATATCCCTTGCCGCCTGGTTTTCGGGTTGATTTTTCAAAAAGGTTATAAGTAATCTTTTCATCGTTGAACTGATTGGTCATTCTTTCACCGTAAACATTTTTCAAGATGTCGGTAAGGTTAGTAGTATCTGCGTATGTAGTAGTCATTTTTATCCTCCAGTAATTCTACTCATTGCTTCATGGAGTGCTTGCCTTGCATCCTTGAGCATTATTTTTGGTTTCTCCCCACTCGTTACGGCTGCTGCCGTTGAACCGACTTTTGGAGTCCCGTCTTTGCCGTTGATGTAAGCCTTGATAATGGCTTGATCGTAGGCTTCTTTCTTTTTTATGCCATCAGCGACTAATCGCTTAATGGCCTTCTTGTCCGTTATGTCTATCTCGTTGAATGGGTTCCCGACTCCGAAAAATTCATTGACGAACGCCTGTTGTTCTTTTGGAATATCCATTTCCTTGATGAGTGACCGCACTTCCGCGTCGTATGCCGTTAGTGCCCGTTGCTCTTCTAACTGCGCTTTCTGTGTTTTTTCCTTGTGTTGATTTTCTCTCAGTGCTTTTTCCAATCTGGCAATCGTCTGCTCCGGTGTTTCAACATTTCTACGGTTCTGTTCTTCCTGTTGTTTCCAGACAACTTCGTAGCTTTTGAGTCTTTTTGAATCCTCAAACGCTTCTTCGATCCTATCCAGATCAATCTTCTTGCCGAAAACCTTTTTGCCGGACTCAAACAACTCCGTAAGGTCATCGAAACTTTTTAGATCGTTGGCATCCATAAGAGCCTTTATGCTTTTGCCAATCTTAAACGTCTCGTTGTCCTCTTTAAACCGGGGGTCTTTATTCCACGGTTTATCTGCGTCGGACGAATCCGCTTTTGCGTCCTTTGTGTTAGCCGTTGACGAATCGGTATTTACGTCTTTTACATCTTCATTATTTTCAGGTTGCGAACCTGACTTGTCGCTATTCTGTTCTGCCATTGTGTTTCTCCTTTTTTGTTTTTGTCGTTGCGGTCAAATCTCTGACATCTCTGACATCTCTGTAAGCTTTGTCATCTTTGTCATCTTTGTGAGCGAAACGCAAAATGGTTTTGAGTTTATCCATTACTTCCCTTTCGTATTAATCAGTATCGCCCTTAACTGTTTCACTGCTTGTCTATGGGTTAAAGGCTTTTTACTGAACTCTCGGTTTGGGCTTACTACCTTCTCCCCGCCCTTTACTTGTCTCAACTTGTATGGCATTGGTCACACCTGTGGTCACACCTGTCTTTAATAAATCAGCATATATCTGTTTCTCTTTAACAGCGTTCTTTTTATCAGTATCGGATGATTTCTGATTTAACTTGGCGATGGTCTCTGCATCGGGGATGCCGGTAACCGGTTCATCACCTGCCTGAATGCCCAAATATTTATTTAAAACCTGCGCCCGTTCGCTTTCTTTCAAAACACCAGGCAATAAGAGTTTATCAATCTGGATGTAATCCCTGATATCAGGCGGTTGTTCATCAATAAGTTTCTGATGAAGGTCGGTATGGGCAATAGCTATTGTCTGCGTTTTTACCGGAAGCTCTTTAAATTCAGGCGATATGATAAACTTCCTATGCGTCTCGTGATGGATGGCATGGTTATCATACTTAAACATCGGGTCGTCATTTAAAACAATGTCTTCGCCTGTTTCGGGGTCTGGTTCAGCAAGCATCACGGTTACTTCACCGGATGCTATAGAAACATTCTCCGCCTCTGCCCGTTCAACATCGTTGTCCACTTCATCAGTGAACGTACTCATGCCCATTCTCTGTAAAACTTCCTGCCGGATAGTCGGGGAAACATCACCGTCTTTAAAGAAACCTGCCTGAATCATGTTGAGCATCATTTGAGCTTGACCGGACTTAGTGCCGATCAAACCGGAATCTAATTCCAGCCTGACATCGGTATTCCCTCGTAAATCGGAGGCTTTGAACTTCTGAATCTTTACCTTATTACCACGGCCCAAAGTCTTAATAAGCCGTTCTTCGGTAAATACTTCCTGCGCAATCAAAAGACGTTTCTTATAAACTCTCGTAAGGGAACGATTGAATCTCTCCCAGTCAGGGTAGCGTCCTCTTTCTGCTGTTTCTCTTAACCCCTCTGTTAAGACACCACTTGCATTTGCTGACGGTTGTTGACCTTGTAAGACGTTCTTCGGGTCGCCGGAAGCGTCCTGAAATCCTTGTCTCTGTATTCGTCTTTCTTCCAATACCTGCGGAGGTAATGGCGTTCCTTCCTTGAACTCCGGTTTTTGCCCCATGATCGGATTGTAACTCAAGGCCAAAAACCCATGACCGCCAAGCCCAATCTTCTTTAACCCGATTTCTCCGGGGGTAAGAACTTTCGGCCTTCCAATTCCTTTACGGTTAATGGCTAACGCCTGATCTATTGCATTGATAATGTTCTGCGGAGAAATAAGGTCGTTCACGCCGGGGTCTGACCAAAACCGACCCGGAACATAATTATAATGAAAGTCTGTTAAAGTGTAATACCAATCATCTGTGGTTGAATGAATAGGGAGTCTGTCAATCTTCTTAATAACATTACCACCACAACATACAACATAATATCCGTTTGGGTGTTCTTTTATTGGGGCAAATTCAACTTCTCTGAAAAGAACCAGCCCGTCATCATCCTCGCTAAAATTGGAAATGGTCATCGGTCTTCCCTTCCACGGACTGACGCTCTGAACCAATTTGCTTAAATATCTCTGGTAGTCAATTTGTGACCTGTTTTCGTCTTTGTTTTCAATCTTAGTCTTATAGGTATCCTCAACCCATTCTTTGTCTTTTAGTGATTGAACTCCTATCCATCGTTTTTGCGATAATTTGTCGCCTAGACTATCCAGGCGGACATTGAAAGGTAGAATACACTCGGTAGCTTCATCACCTGTTTTTGAACCGTCAGGAAGCCATACACCACCGTCAGCATCAGCGTAAGTCCGCATGAACGCAGTCCCGGCAATGCAAATCATAATGACAAGTTTCTCTTTTTCGTCAAAGAAACGTCCATCATGCGCCTGATCTAAACTAACCAGAAGTGCTTGCCCTGCGTCACCGGCTTGAATATCCTCTTTCTCGTTTGTGTTAGGCCACACTCTAGGAATCATCTTCTGATTCATCAGCATGGCTTTTACACTTCTGACGTATTCCCGTATCTCATTGGTTACAGGTGTAGGAATAAAAGGCAATGTACGTCTACGGAACTGACCACTTGACACAACGTACTCAAGATATTGCTCACCTATGTAATATAGAAGATTACGGGCAATGATCTGCTCCATCATTTGACGGGAAGTGTCTAAACGATCATCAAAGAATCCATCTATGGCTAACTTCAAACTATCTTTGTCTTTGAAGATTTCTTTCCGCACCTGAAGTCCTCACATCTTACACTGGAATACCACGTTCAAGTTGTTGTTCATATATTTCTTCCGGAGTCAAAGGTTTAGCAGGCCCACGCGCGACTTCACCCTGGACAAATGTTTCAAAATTCCTCGCCATGATACGGTCAAGCAGGTCTTTTTCCTTTGCATCCCACTTATTCATAAGATCGTGAATCAAATAACACTGCGAGGCTATAACAATTAAAAGAGCAATAATTACGATGATTTCAATAATCATTTCAATAATCATATAAGGCGTCCTCCATTTCCTCAGCTTTTTTTACATCTTCCCAAATCTGTTCGCGTTCAAGTTTTACGATATCATTGATAGAAGGCTGTTTTTTGACCTCTGCCAATGAACTTATTGCCCTTATGGGTCTTTCAACCATGATATGGGCGCACTCATCCGCACAATGATCTTCACCAGAACTATCTATGTCCTCAATGTTGTTATCATCAACGATAAGAGACGGGATTGTCCTGATAAAATGATTACATGAAGCGTAAACCTGCAACATCGGAATGCCGTTTACAACTCCATCCGCATCTCTGGGAACTTTCAAATGTTCGTGAAATTGCCTCCACTTCAAAACTCTCGATGGGTCTCCCGGCTGCATCTGCAACCCTGAGTTCATGAAAACCTCAGCAGTCGAAGGCATCTGACCGCCTCCACGGTAATCAGGTTTTTTGTTAAAACAAGTCGGGTCACATAAACGCTTAATCCCAGGATTGTAAATCTTCATCCCCAGGCGTTCTTCAACGTCATTCAAACCCATGATCTGTTCTCGTTTAATAATTCCAGCGGCAACTTCTGTATCGGAAATCCTCATCCCGGTGTTGGGACTTCCACCCCATCCGTACCACTCTGAAAATCTATATTTCCTTCCATCCGAATCAATCCACCACCAACCAATAGAAAACGGCGCACCAAAACCCCAGTCATAGGTCATAAATAAAGGCGCACCCTCCGGATAAAGCCTCTGTTTACCATCCTTATGGATGAATTTCATGTCCTCAACAACATGATACGCCCTTGACCATTCCTGAAACGCCTGTCCCTTAAATAAATCCCATGAACCGTCTCTGAAAGCAGCCCTTAAATGAGGCGGTAATGTCTGCAATTGCGCCCAGTAAGCATCATCTAAATAAGGATTGTCCTCTGCTTTTGATGGTATATAAACAAACGTCTTTGAGTAATCCACAGGCTTTAAAAACTCCTCTGGAAATATCTTGTCCATCCAAAGAGCTTTCACAAAAGCATGACCAATACCACCTGGGTTCGTTGCACCCAAAAAAACACAATCCATATCCGGTATACCAGGCCAACGCATTCTCATCCGCAAGTCAGTAAAGGTGTTCAAATCGTTCTTAGTAAACTCATCAACTAAAATCGCAGCAAATTCGGAAGACTGA